TTCATTGTCTGTGTTTCCAGTGTCACGGTGTCTTAAACTAGCTATTGCGTTTCCATTATTATCTACTTCAAAATTCATTTTAAAGTTTTCTAGTGTTACAACTTTATAACTAGTAAACAACGGAGTATAACTTCCTCCTGCTCGTAAGCTATCCAAGTCTTGATCAGTAACTTCTTCAATATTGTCAATGATAGTATGAATAACTGAATTCTTTGTAACTTTTGCAGGCGGGTTAATTAGTACAGGCATTTCAAACGTTAAGCTACTAATATCAATAATATCATCTACGCCGCCGGGTATACTTCTAATACTCCATGTACTGCTAGTTAGTTCAACGTAACTTAAACTACTCCAGTCCAGCGGATTATTAGATGTGTGTATATTAAGTGTTGGATTAAACAGTACAAGTATTTGTTCAAGTAATTGCAATTTTTGTTCTGTATTACTGGTCCATATATCTGCTTGCATAGTAAGCATATATGGCACAGGTTGGTGTCTTTTTATAGTATATACGTTTCCAGCTTCGTTAGAATACTGTCCAGTTTCTTCGTTAAATTTCTTTTCATAAACTGGTACGTTCTCTTCGAACTGTGGGTACGTTCTATTTTGTGGCGCAATTTCTAATCCAGTAACATAGCAGCTAATGAATGGAACACTGTTTAAAACGTTTTCACTGTTTTCTTTAACAATGTGAGCAGCCATTCTATTTACATCACCATATCTAACAGGAACAGTTTGGTGTGAAACATTTCCTTCTTGGTCAGTGGAGTATGCAATTTGAAACCCAGCAAAGATTCTTATAAATTGCTGAATATATCTACGAAGCTGCCTGTCGTAAAAGTATGGTACTGCAGTTATTTTTGTGTTACCCGTTGCCATTATTTTTTCTCATTATCTGCTTTTGGAACAATAGTATTACTTATTGGTTGCTTCTCGCTAAATTCTTTATCATCTACAACAGTTGTATTTTTATTACTAATATAATCACTGGCATTATATGTAACATCTGTCCATGTTTGATTTGTTTCGTTTCTATAAATTCTATGCCATTTACTTCCACGTCTGACAAACATTCTGTTAGGAACAAAATCTGTACGTATAAAAAATAATCCTTCGGTCGGACTACTGGGGAAATTGCTACCGCTTGCAATTTCTTCACCGTGATTATACGTACTGTCTTTGTTTACAATACCGCCACTAGTTGCATAATCGTAGCCAAACAAATGATCTGTTTCAGATCTTCCAGTTGGGTCTTGCGCTTCTGCACTTGCAACAATAGCATCGTTAATTGCGTATTCGGAAATATATGTACTGATATCGTCTTTTAGACTTCCCTCTTGTTTAGCTTTGCCTAATATGTCATTGTATTCTTGACTATCAGTAAGCGGGCTAAGTTTCACACGCCAAATATGCGGATACCAAGTCGGAGAAAAACCTTCTGCACCTCGATTCGCATCGCTGATAACATAGTATTTGTTTATCGCAGATTTTTCAGAGTTTAATAATAAGTCGTCTCTGAGGTGAGGCAACTCAAGTACATCGCCTGCTAGTAATTTACGTCCAATTATTTCTACCATTTCGTTCATGTGGAATGACATGTATAACATATCGTTACTCAAAAATAAACCAAATTGTGTTAGCTCGAAGTCATTGTCTGTTACATTGTATATCCCTCTGAGATCGTAGATATCAGAATCGTATTTACGATCTCTGTTTTCCATAAACAGCAAGTCTTGTATTTTTGTTTCGTTAATAATACCATCGATATTAATAAATTCGCCACTCAAGGGATCTACTTCTCTACCGTCGATATAATTTGGAGTACTCGGATCTCCATCGTCGGGCACAACAGCAGGCCCTACATATTTGTGTACGTTAACACCAGTGCCGCCAATCCAAAACTGTTCACGAATTTGACGATCCATGAAGTTATAATCGTTTGTTTTTGTCGGCTTATATAAGGATAATCTTGGCATACGTATATTTATCGGTTGACACGGGCTTTTAAATCATATATCATAAGTATACACAGTCAGGAGATTTTTAATGGCAAGAGCAAGTAAGGTAGCAACAAAACCTAAAAAGAAAACAGTTCGTGCGGTGCGTCGAGGCGCTAGTATGATGCCTTTGATGCCTATGAAAGGTATTACTTGGAACAAAGCTAAATTTTACACACACTATGAAGTAGAATCAAAAGAGTGGCTGACTGTTGTAAAAAATTATATTAAAAAACACTATGACAAGAAACTAGTTAGTGCAATTAACAAACTGCCAGACTGGAAACTTGGTGGAAAGAGTCATTGGACGTGTGCAGCATACCTGTTAGATAATAACCCTAGCATTGTTCCATTGACATACAAGGAAGGCATTGATAAATGGATTCTGGAGCTTGCTGAAGAAGGTAGCAAAATGGTTGCTGCCAAAAAAGAAGAAGAGACTACAAAAAAGAAATCCTATGTTCCTAGTATTCAAGAGCGCTTAGAAGAAGCAGCAGAAGAAAAGACTGCAGAAATAGACGAGTGGGTTGATGACTTTTTACGTGATCCTAAAAAAGGCAGTTTGAAAAATAAAATGCCTCTGGAAAGTTTCCGCAAAAACGAAATTAATTTAGGACACACTCGTTGGATTACTATATGGTTTAAAGGGTCACTCGACGAGCTCGAAGAGTTAGTTAACCTTCCTAAGAAAAATTTAACAGACATGGAATCTCAACTAGCTGAAGGCTATAATCATCTGACTAAATCGCAGCAAAAAGAACTATATGAATTTTATGTACGTATCTTTCAAGCAGTAGATATCCTACGTGCTGAGAAAAAACAAACTCGTGTTGTGCGAAAGCCTAAACAAAAAAGCGCACAGGATTTGGTTAAAAAGATGAAGTTTAAGCCAAGTGATGCTGACTTAGGCATTGCAAGTGTCAATCCGGCGGAAGTAGTTGATGCAACTGCAATCGTTGTGTTTAACTGCAAAAATCGAAAGCTAGGGATTTACTATGCAGAAGAACACCAAACTATTAAAGTTAAGGGAACTACACTGCAGTTTTTTGATGAGTCACGTAGTATTCAAAAAACAGTACGTAAGCCACAAGAAATTTTACCACAGTGGAAAAAAGTTACCAAACATAAATTAAAAACACAGTTTGGTTACTTAAAAACAACTGAAACAAAACTCAATGGCCGCATGAATGATGATACGGTTATACTAAAAGTATTCAAATAGAATAAATATTAGTATGGCAAAACGTGATGAACTTATCAAAGAAATAGAACTTCGCTTAGGTGGACAAATGGTAGATGTAGAGCTCGACCCAGAGCACTACGATGTAGCTATTAGAAAATCATTAGAGAAGTACAGACAGCGTAGTGAAAATGCAGTTGAAGAGTCTTATATTCCTTTAGATTTGGATATTGATACAACTACATATACACTAGATAGTGAAATCATTGAAGTTCGTGAAATTTATAGACGTGCTGGAGGCTCGCTTAATAGTAGTAGTATTGGTGATATTGAACCTTTCGAAACTGCATACTTGAACAACTATCTTTTATACAGTGGTCGTGCTGGCGGCATTGCTAGTTTTGATGCACTAGCGCAACACCGTGAAGCACTAGGTCGTGTGTTCGGTGAGAAACTTATGTTCACATGGAACACTGTATCGAAAGAACTGTTTATTCATAGGCGTATTAAGTCTCCTCAAACAGTATACTTGTATGTATACAAAGAGCGTTCGCTGGAAGAACTATTAACAGATAATTATAGTTCTCCTTGGATTAAAGAACTAGCGTTAGCATATAGTAAGTTAATGCTAGCTGAAGCCAGAGGCAAGTTCAATACTATTGCAGGTCCACAAGGAGGCACCAGCTTAAATGCTGATGCACTGCGTATGGATGCACAAGCATCGATTGATAAATTAGATGATGAACTCAAGACATATACTGATGGACAAGCTGGATTAGGCATAATTATCGGTTGACAAATATGTCAAACACTATTATTATACAAATATGAAATTAAAATTATTAGTTATTGGTCATGGTCGGCATGGCAAAGACACTGTCTGTGAAATTCTTCGTGATAAGTATGGATATACATTTGAGAGTAGTAGTCAATTCTGCTCCAAGTTGTTTATTTACGATCAGTTAAAGGACAAATATGGATACTCTAGTGAAGAACAATGTTACGCTGACAGGCATAATCACAGAACAGAATGGTATGATGCTATCTGCGATTATAATGTTCCTGATGCGGCACGTTTAGGCAGAGAAATGTTTGCAGCCTATGATATCTATTGTGGGCTAAGAAATAAAAAAGAATTCCATGCCATGAAGAACGCTGGTGTTTTTGATTATGCTATTTGGGTTGATCGTGGTGATCATTTACCTCCAGAAAGCAAAAACTCAATGAGTCTCGAACAATGGATGGCAGACTATACCATCGACAATAATGGTACATTAGCAGACTTAGAGTTTAATTTACACTCTTTAATTTCAAATATTGACAGTTACAGTACTACATAAATAACTACGTAGTTAACTCTTGTTTCTACCCGAATATATAGCTTCTCTGGTAAATACTACTAGTAAAATACAAACCCAGAGGAGAATGTAAATGGCTTTAGTATCCCCAGGTGTAGAAGTACAAATTGTTGACGAAAGTGCATATGGTGCCCCAGGTGCTGGCACAAGTCCGCTAATTATACTTGCTACCAGAGAGAACAAAACAGACCCAACTGGCGGGGCAGCAGACGGTATTGCAAAATATACAAAAAGTGCACTAGCTGGTGAAGTTGTAAGAGTTACGTCGCAGAGAGAAGTAACACAATTTTTCGGAAATCCTATCTTTAGTGTAGATAGCAGTGATAATGTTATTCAAGGTAGTGAAACAAGTGAATACGGTCTTATGGCTGCATACAGTTATTTGGGCCAAGGCAATACAGCATACATTGTTCGTGCTGATGTTGATTTAGCACAACTAGATTCAACAACAGTAGAACCTGTAGCTGCGTGGTCAACATCAGGAACACATTGGCTAGACACAGACGCAAGTACTTATGGTATTCACGAATACGATGCTACACTTGACGTTTGGAGATATAAAGTACCAACAGTAGAAGTTATTGCAGAAAGTAAAGCTCCGCAAGCGGCTGTAGTAACAGGCGGATATCATGTTGTTGTAAGTACAGTAGATAAAACAATCGAATATTATGTAGAAGATTCAGGTAGTTGGGTAACTCCAGGTGCAACATTTGCACCGCACTATAGTACTCCTGTTGGCGGCCCAGGTTCCGTATGGATTAAAACAACAAGTCCTGGCAATGGTATTGATCTGGTTG